GAGTTCAACGGCAACGTCGACCCCCGCCAAGGCATGTACATGCACACCTTCCCCGAGATCCCCAACTCGGCCATGAACATGATGCAGTACCAGAACATGGAGGCCGAATCACTGACCGGGGTGAAGGCCTACAACAATGGCGTGTCCGGGGAGTCCCTGGGTCAGGTGGCCGCGGGTATCCGGGGTGCGCTGGACGCCGCCTCCAAGCGGGAGCTGGGTATTCTGCGCCGACTGTCCAGCGGTCTGTGCAAGATCGGCAAGAAGATCATGGCCATGAACGCCGAGTTCCTGGATGAGCAGGAAGTGGTGCGGATCACCGACGACGAATTCATCATGGTCAACCGTGACAAGCTCGCCGGTCATTACGACCTCAAGCTCGACATTGCCACTGCCGAGGAAGACAACGCCAAGGCCCAGGAACTGGCCTTCATGCTGCAAACCATGGGCAACAACATGGACCCGGGCATGACCAAGCTGATCCTGGCGGACATTGCCCGTCTGCGGAAGATGCCGGCCCTGGCGAAGAAATTCGAGGACTACGAACCACAACCCGATCCGATCCAGGAACAGCTCAAGCAACTGGAAGTTGAGAAGGTGCTGTGGGAGATCGAGGAGATCAAGTCCAAGACACACGAGAACTACGCTGAAGCAGCTGTGGACCAGGCCAAGGCCCGGGAGACGCAGAGCAGCGCCGATCTCAAGGATCTGGAGTACGTCGAGCAGGAGAGTGGTGTTACCCAGGAACGGGCCCTGCAACAGACCCGAGCTCAGGCGGAAAGTCAGGCGGCGTTGGAGCGGGTGAAGTCACGGCTCAATGACCAGAAGAAACAGCAGGCTGCGTAGTGACTGAAAAAAGTTGTGATAAACAAAATAAATCTGTTTATCGTCTTTGCAAGTCACAGACTATTAACTAACACAGCACTGATACGGGACTTCTATGAGCTACCAACAGCAGATCAACGAACTGGACGCCAACATCAAAGAACTCCAAGGCATGGTTGACCTTGGCAGGTCTCTGGATGCACTGCGTAAGAACCGTCACTTCAAGAAGGTGATCGAGCAAGGTTACCTGGAAGAAGAAGCGGTTCGTCTGGTTCACCTCAAGGGTAACGTCAACGTCCAGGACGGGCGTCAGCAGGCGTCGATCCATAAGCAGATTGATTCCATCGGCTGCTTCGCTAGCTTCCTGGATCTGGTTGCCCAGAAGGCGGAAGCCGCTGCCGAAGCCATTGACGAGTGCGAAGAAGCACGCGCCGAACTGGAAGCGGAGGCTGACTGATGGCAGAGCAACTGACCACTGAGCAAGGCAACGAACCCCAGGTACCCGATGCCCTGACCATGTCGGATGAAGACTTTGCCAACATGGATCCGTCCACCTTTGAGGTTCCCGTCGAGGAGACTGCTGATGAAGGTGAAGAACACCTGACCGATCAGGACGAGCCGGAAAATACCGACCCGGATTCATCCGATGACCCAACCTCTGATGAGGAGGAGTCTGACGAAACATCCGAGGAATCCGAAGACGAGGAGGACGCCGACGCGGAAGCAGAGGCGTCCGACTCTGAGGATGAAGACGGTACCGACGAAGACGACGAAAAGGACACCGAAGCTGAGGACTCCGAGGAGTCCGACAGCGACGAGGACTCTGCCGAAGACTCCGACGATAAGGATAAGGAGGAGAAGGACACCGAGAAAGACGAGGTGGACTTCAAGGCCGAGTACGAAAAGCTGATGGCCCCGTTCAAGGCAGCCGGCCGCGAAATGGAAGTCCGTAACCCGGACGAGGCTCGCCGCCTGATGCAGATGGGCGCCGACTACAACCGCAAGATGGCGGCAATCAAACCAGTCCGCAAAACCATGAAGCTCTTGGAGAAGCATGGCTTGCTGGACGAGCAGAAACTGGGACACCTCATTGACCTCAGCCAAGGCAACAAGGGGGCGATCCAGAAACTGCTGAAAGACCAGGGTGTCGATCCGCTGGATTTCGATACCAATGAAGAAAGTGACTACAAACCCGGCACTTACACTGTGGACGATCGTGAGGTGGAGCTGGATTCGGTGCTTGAGGATCTCAAGGACACTCCGACTTACCAGAAGACCCTCGACGTTGTCGGCAATAAGTGGGACGAGAAAAGTCAAAACATCATCGCCGAGAACCCCGGTGTACTCGAAGTTCTGAATACCCACATGGCCAGTGGTATTTACGAACGGGTCGCCACCGAAGTGGAACGGCAGCGTGTGTTTGGTCACTTGCAAGGGATGTCTGATCTGGAGGCCTACAAGCAGGTCGGCGACCGGATGGCAGAGGAAGGTGCGTTCAATGACCTGGCTCAGCGCCAGACTCAAAACGAACCAGCCCCTGAGAAGAAGCCGGTTGTCCGTAAGCCCAAAGCCAAAAAGGCAGACCCCAAAGTGAAGGAAAGGAAACGAGCAGCAAGCTCGACCAAATCCAAACCTGCTTCCAAGTCACCCGGGTCCTACGATCCGCTGGCTATGTCGGACGAGGAGTTCGAGAAGCAGTTTGCCGAGAATCTTCTGAGATAAGTGTGAGGGTAGTTTATGGGCATGGAATATAAAGATCCCGCTGGAGGTACGGCCTCCAACATCGGTCCGCAGATCCGCACGGACCATTACATCAAGCGTGCACTGATCGAGGCACGCAAAGAGCAGTACTTCGGGCAGCTGGCCAACGTGACCAACCTGCCGAAGCACATGGGTAAGACCATCAAGAAGTACCATTACCTGCCGCTGCTCGATGACGCCAACATCAACGACCAGGGCATCGACGCCAATGGCGCCACCATTGCTGACGGTAACCTGTACGGTTCCAGCAAGGACATCGGCACCATCCCGGGCAAGATGCCGGTGCTGTCCGAGACCGGTGGTCGTGTGAACCGGGTGGGCTTCAAGCGTAAGGAAATCGAAGGCTCCATCGCCAAGTTCGGTTTCTTCGACGAGTACACCCAGGAGTCCCTGGACTTCGATACCGACGCGGACCTGATGATGCACATCAACCGCGAGATGCTCAACGGTGCCAACGAGATCACCGAGGACTTGCTGCAGATCGACCTGCTCAACTCCGCTGGTGTGGTCAAGTTCGCCGGTGATGCCACCACCAACGCGGAAATGGACTCTGCCGACGAGGTCACCTACGGCGACCTGCTGCGTCTGCAGATTGATCTGGACAACAACCGGACACCGAAGCACACCAAGGTGATCACCGGTACCCGCCTGATCGACACCAAGACCATCCCGGCGTGCCGCGTGATGTACGTGGGTTCCGAGCTGCAGCCCCTGCTGGAAGGTATGGTGGACCTGCACGGTAACCCGGCGTTTGTCCCGGTTGAGAAGTACGCAGCCGGTGGCACCATCCTTAATGGTGAAATCGGTACCGTGGCCCGTTTCCGCGTGATCGTGGTTCCGGAGATGATGAACTGGACTGGCGTAGGCGCTGACGCGACTGTCGCTACCGGTGACGGCGGTGAGGCTACTCACTTCACTTCCGGCGGCAAGTACAACGTGTACCCGATGCTGGTGGTTGGTGATTCTTCCTTCTCCACCATTGGTTTCCAGACTGATGGCAAGACGGTGAAGTTCAAGATCACCCACAAGAAGCCTGGCAACGAAACCGCGGATCGCACCGATCCTTACGGTGAGACTGGCTTCATGTCCATCAAGTGGTACTACGGCTTCCTGCTGGAGCGTGGTGAGCGTATCGGCCTCGTGAAGACCGTAGCGCCGATGTAAATTCATCGGATGATTTGATCATCCGGTGATACCGGGAAGGGGGCCCCGCCCCCTTCCCAACTCAATTCTGAATCTCTGGAGCACTGAGAATGAGCGACGAACAGAACACCCAACCGACCGAACGTGAAGAACTCGAAGCCCGCGCCACCCAGCTGGGTATCCAGTTCAGCCCCAAGATCGGCGATGAGAAGCTGCGTGAGCGTGTCAACGAGGCCCTGAATGGTCAGGACCCCCAAGGCGACGGTGAAGACAGCGG